CTCAGAGAAATACAACGCCTGCTACGTGTAAACGAAAAGCATGATGTCGGCGATGCAATTACGTTACAACGTATCTCAACTGAGATACTTGATGCTTTTAGTGTTCGGGGTGACAGTGCGTAAGTCATACCACCATGCCGTAAGGATGGCGCTACACAAGTATCATGATGGCCTGACTGTATCTGAGATAGCCGAGCGACTAGAGAAACCCCCGGAACCCATTCGACGTGCGCTGATAACAATGCCCGATGCGTACATAGACAGATGGATTTCCGGTAGGGAGCATAGAAAACAATGGGCGGCTGTATGGTGTGTAATAGTGCCCCCTGAGAACTGCCCTAAACCAACGGAGAAACCTATATGAGTGATGGCCCGAACTTTGCCGCATGGACAAACGAAAACTTAGCTAAGTTTGCTAAGGAAGCCTATGCCCGTATGCTGCTGCAACAAGAAGAAATCGAACACCTAAAGCTAGACGCCAAGGCCGCACTAGACGCTGCGCGCAGGGCAATGGTGGACGGTAGTAAATGACACCCGAGGCCAAGGTCAAGGCTAAGATACATGCTGCGCTTAAGGCGCAGGGTGCGTATGCTGTGAACTACATAGGGGGCTTGCATGCTAACAACGGCACCCCCGATATCCTTGTTTGTCTGCAAGGGAGGTTCATAGGTATCGAGGCCAAGGCCGGTAGCAACAAACCCACTGACTTACAACTACACAATCTGCGGCGCATCGACGAGGCCGGAGGCATAGCCTTAGTTATTAACGAAACTAACTTGGAGCTTGTACGTGACATCTACAACACCAAATCCAATTTTGGACTTTTTGCAAAACCGGCAAAAGCCGCTGGAGCAGAAGGAGAACCGCAAATTAAAAGACGCCCTGCGTAAGCGTAAAGCCCGCGCACGAGACGATCAACTTAACTGGAGAGACCATGACACACGAACTAGACTGCTCACCCGCAGCAGCGATGATGATAGAACGGATGCAGACACACCCTGAGGACTTTCTTTATGGGGGCAGACTGCACCTCATGTCTGAGAACGGCAACTTATCCAAGCGTGACCGCCAAGCACTTAACGATGCCCATGACAAGTACATCAAAGAACCCGAACTTATGGTGTGGGTGCTTGAGACATTGATGAAGCCGGACGACCCGGAGAAAGATGAACGGATGCCGAAGTTCACAACACATACCCGGTACGGTGCAGCGATGGGACATAACGACCCTCGACTGCTGTATGGCAACGCAACTACTCTGGAACATCAACACCACGTAGAAACTCAAAGGAGAGCCTCTAGTTTCTTTAATAAAGCACTGGGGAAGTTCTGATATGAAACCCGCGCTAATGACATTAGACTTAGAAACCTACTACTCCCGTGATTACTCCCTGACCAAGATGACAACCGAGGAGTACATACGCTCCCCGCAATTCGAAGCTATTGGTGCTGCATTCAAACTCAACGACGAGCAAGCTGCATGGGTAGCCAAGCCCAAACTAGAGAAAGTACTTAAGCAAAACGACTGGTCAAACAAGATGGTGCTGTGCCAGAACACAGCGTTCGATGGAGCCATACTAGGCTGGCACTACGGGGTGCAGCCGCTGGCATGGTTTGACATCATGGGTATGTCACGGGCTTTGTTCCCGCATGAGAAGTCCCATAGTCTCAAGGCACAGGCCGAGCGCATGGGCGTAGGACAAAAGGGCGACGAGGTGCTGCGGGCGCTAGGTAAGAACTACAAAGACTTTAGCCCTGAGGAGTTGGCCCAGTATGGTGCGTACTGCGTAAACGATGTGGACTTGACCCATGCGCTATTTAAGAAGTACATGGCCCTTGGGTTCCCTAAGATTGAGTTGCAGTTGATCGACCTAACGCTGCGCATGTACATTGACCCCGTGCTAGTGCTGGACGAATCCATGCTGCGTAAGCACCTGACTGAAGTGCAAGACCGTAAGCAAGCCCTGATGGAGTCGGTACGGGACATGATGCTGGAGAAGGCTGACCCTGACTACGTACACGCTATCTTTAGCGAGGGCATGGCGGGTATAAAGAAGTTACTCATGTCCAATGAGAAGTTTGCTACGCTGCTGCGCACGTTCCGCATAGAGCCGCCCATGAAGATAAGCCCGGCCACGGGGCGCATGACCTATGCGTTTGCCAAGAGCGACGAGGGGTTTGCCTCCTTACTGGAGTTTCCTGACGAGCGCGTACAGACACTGGCAGCATGCCGTATAGGCAGCAAGTCCACGCTGGAGGAGACACGCACCCAACGATTCATAGGCATGTCGCAGCGCGGCGCGTTCCCTGTACCCCTGCGGTACTACGGGGCGCACTCAGGTCGGTGGTCGGGACAGGACTCGGTGAACTTACAGAACCTGCCCGCACGGGGGGAGAACGCCAACAAGATTAAGAAGTCCATGATGGCACCGCCCGGACATGTGGTGATTGACTGCGATTCGTCACAGATTGAAGCGCGAACCCTTGCGTGGCTGGCTGGACAGCAGGACTTGCTGGGCGCCTTTGCCAATAAGCAGGACGTGTATAGCATCATGGCAGCTAGCATCTACGGCATACCAGTTGACCAAGTTACCACGGGCTCAGGTAGCCAACGCCAAGTAGGTAAGACCGTCATCCTAGGTGCAGGGTATGGGGTCGGCCCCAACAAGCTACAGATATTCTTACGGACAGTGGCAGGGGTTGAGGTAGACTTGACCGAGGCCAAGCGTATTATTAATACGTACCGAACTACGTACTCGTGTATCCCTGCGTTATGGCAGCGGGCACAGGATGCACTTAGGGCGATGTCTATGGGTAATGGGGCACAGATTGACGCGGTGGGAATTATCCATGCCATGCCTAACAATCGGATGACGCTGCCTAACGGGCTGTATATACATTACCCCGACTTAACGCAGACCACGATTAACGGTAACACTGAGTGGTCGTACTACTCCAAGGGCCAGCGGGTAAAAATTTACGGCGGGAAGATAGTGGAGAATTTCACCCAAGCAGTAGCGCGGTGCGTGGTAGCTGAGCAGATGCTGCGTATCTCCAAACGCTATAAGGTGGTGCTGACTGTGCATGATGCGGTGGCATGCGTGGCTCCGATAGAAGAGGCCGAGGAAGCTAAACAGTTTGTTGTGGACTGTATGTCATGGCAACCAGCATGGGCTACGGGTTTACCATTAGCTTGCGAAGCCGGAATGGGGGCTAGTTATGGAGACTGTTAAAAGATCGCGGATACCGTATGGGACTATGGCAGGGGCAAGTTCGGAATTAAGAAGTGCTTATTATCTCAACGGGTGGTTTCATGATGCGGATATACCGGAGCTACCTCAACCCAAATGGAATCCTGATACACCTGTTACGCCGGATGAGGTGTTGACAGAACAGCAGACCGTAGTTGAAATCGGAACCTTACTAGACGAGCTAACTCCACGGCAAGCAAAAATACTTCGGCTACGGTTTGGTTTTAATTGCCCTGAATTTACCTTAGAAGAAGTAGGTAACATATTTGAACTTACTCGTGAACGCATTCGGCAGATTGAACATAACGCCCTGCGTAAACTTCGTACGCCTGAACGTCGAAAAAGGATAGAGTTTCTTTTAGGTAGAATATAACCGCACAAACAAACGCGAGAAACTCATGGCACTTGCACACTCCTATTCTTCTATTAAAGACTTTGAAGGTTGTCCCCGTAGGTATCATGAGGTTCGTATCCTCAAAAAATTCAAATCAAAAGACACAGAAGCGACCATGTACGGCACTGCCGTACATAAAGCCTTTGAAGAACGTATACGTGACAACAAACCCTTACCTGAACATCTTGCGCACTACGCGCCATTCGTGGAACCTCTCGCCAAAGCAACCGGAGAAATCCGATGCGAAGAAAGAATGGCAATCCGCGCTGACTTTACCCCCTGCGAATTCTTTGATAAAGACGTATGGTTCCGAGGAATTCCTGACTTTCTGTCGATCAACCGAGACCGTAGAGTTGCAAGAGTAGTTGATTACAAGACCGGCAAGAGCAGTCGGTATGCTGACGTAGCGCAGCTTGAGTTAATGGCTGCAATGGTCATGACCCATCACCCGGAAGTAGACCTCGTAAAAGGGGCGTTGCTATTCGTGGTGGCTGGGGATATTATTAAGACCGAGTTCCAACGCTCGGAACTGGCAACAATCCTGTCGAAGTGGGCGGGCAGGGCTGATGCAATTGAGCAAGCAGTAGTGGTGGGGGTATGGAATCCCCGTAGCTCTGCACTGTGTAAATTCTGCCCAGTATCTACATGTGAGTATCACCGTGGCAACTAAACGTAACTACGCGAAAGAGTACGCAAACTATCAAGGTACTCCCGAACAACTTAAGAAACAATCCGAACGGCACAAAGCCCGCCGTGCCTATGAGAAAGCTAACGGCAAATTGCCGGACAACGTGGACGTAGACCATATCAAACCGCTAAGCAAGGGCGGTGCATCCACCAAGGTAAGTAATCTGCGGGCTCGTAGTCAGACCGCTAACAGAAGTTTCGCCCGTACCAAAAATGGTACGATGAAGTAGGCTAGAATTTACCTGCCGAGCAATCGGCATGTTATCTCTCCTTGATTTGCCGGGTAGTTTACTACCCGGCTATTTTTGTTTTTCTAATCTTTCTATTATGCAAACTATCGACAATAAAGCCCTGCTTTTCAACACAAGAAAGTCCCAACAGATAACCGCACTCATCCCCAAAAGCAAGGTTATTGCACAGCAAGGGGATGTAGACCGCGTACTGGTTAACTGGGGATTTGACGAAGTGCAACTGCTTCGCAATCTAGGCATCAAGGATGTGCCTAGCCCCATACTGGGGCGCTACTCATGGCCCGGTATGTTCACCCCGTTCGACCATCAACGAACTACTGCCGACTTCCTAACCCTACACCCACGATGCTTTGTGTTCAACGAGGCCGGTACAGGCAAGACCGGCGCTGCTGCATGGGCGGCTGACTACTTGATGACGCAAGGGAAAGTAACTCGTGTATTGGTGGTGTGCCCTGTGTCCATCATGGAGACTGCATGGCGCTCTGATTTATTCAAGACAGTCATGCACCGCACTGTGGCTATCGCTCAAGGCTCAAGGCTGCAACGCCAAGCTGTGATTGCTAAAGGCTATGAGTTCGTCATCATAAATTTTGATGGGGTAAAAGTAGTTAACAAAGAGCTTATGGAAGGCGGCTTTGACCTCATCATCGTGGACGAAGCCAATGCAGTTAAGAGCGTGACTACTGACCGATGGAAAGCCCTTGCCGCACTGGTGCGACCCAACACCCGACTGTGGCTCATGACCGGCACCCCTGCATCGCAATCACCCATAGACGCATACGGCCTAGCCAAGTTGGTTGCGCCCGACTCAGTTCCTCGGTTCATGGGAGCCTTCAGAGATAAGGTGATGCTAAAGATTAACCAGTACAAGTGGGTACCGCGTCAAGATGCCCAGCAAATCGTCCATCAGATATTGCAGCCTGCGATACGGTTCACTAAAGCCGAGTGCCTAGACCTACCTGACCTGCTGTATTCAACCCGTGACATCCCACTGACAGCGCAGCAGACTAAGTACTATGACGCATTAAAAAAACAAATG